ATACAGACCAGATGTGAGGAAACTATCAAGAGTCTGAAAAACTGGACAATGAAGAGCAAACAATATCAAAGATCCCGTGATAAATATGGGCACTGTGTTGATGCTCTCAGATATGCTATACTAGGCGAAATTGATTATAATTTAGCTATACCTAAGACTCACAAGCTCAGGATTTATTGATGCTCATAAAAGGACAGAGCCCCATCAAGCCATTTTCTCCAGGATCAATGGCAGACCAAAACAGATGGGAACACACAGCACTCAGAAGGCGCATGATCATTGGGGCCTGGGCTGATGATCTTGAATCTGAACTACAGCGACATCTCCCAGCCGACAGGAGAGAGGCCTGGGGTCCATCTGATTTGAGCTCTAACCCATTCGAGCAGATCACCAGACAGCTCAGTGTACTGTACTCAGAGCAGCCATCAGTCACCAACAGCCAGGGAGACATCACAGAGCTGCTGAACCGTGAGGGCTTAGCTTCTCAGGCTGGTCTGTGGCCATTGATGCAGCGAGTCCAGCAGATGGTTATTGGTCTCAGGGAATCATTTGTCAGGATTGATGTGGTTCCACACACTGAGGGAGCTCAGAGCAGAGCTCCAGGTCTCAGATATAGACTGGTCACTCCTGATTTTGTTTATGTTGAAGCTGACAGTGATGAGCCAGATGTCCCAATCTATTATCAAGAGCTCAGACTGAGACAGAACCCACAAAATCAATCAGTTGAGTGGGTATATGACATCATTGACATCAGAGACCCAGCCAATCCAAGCTTCGGAATGTTCTTGGCTGAGAAAGATGGATCTATTGGTGAGGATGTCAGTCAGATTTACATGGGCCACCCAACTCACAGAGGTGATGATTTCCCATATTTTGACAGCCAAGGAAATCCATTCTTGCCAGTGGTTCTGTATCACGCAGAGAAAACAGGGAATCTGTTTGATCCATACTTTGGGAGTCAAATGGTTTATGGGTCTCTCACTTCTGCTGTGCTGTTCACCATGTGGATCCATCTGGTGAGAGATGCATGCTGGTCTCAAAAATATGTGGCTGGCTTGAGTGTGGCTGGGCTCAATCAAATGGACCAGGATGGAATCGCTCGTAGGAGTTCAGTGAGCACAGACCCAGCCAGCATTTTGGTCTTCACGCAGGATCCTGATGCTCAAGGTCAGCCACTGGTTGGAACATTTGCCACACCAACAGATCCACACACATTACTGGAATCAATAGCTAAATATGAGTATCGGGTCGCTGCTGCTGCTGGAATCTCACCAGCAGATCTCCAGAGAACAAGTGGAGATCCACGCTCAGGCTATAGTCTCAGCATCTCCAAGGCTGGCCAGCGTGAGGCACAGAAGAAATATGCTCCAACTTTTAGAATGGGTGATGAAGAACTGCTGACCAAATCAGCAATCCTGGCCAATCGATTTTTGGGGACATCACTCCCCGAGTTTGGGTATCGTGTCAGCTATCACAGCATCCCACTGAGCCCTGAGGAGATGAAGGCTCAGCGTGAGGATATAGTCCAGAAAATGAGCGCAGGATTAATGTCACCAGTTCAAGCCATTATGCTCATGTTTGATGACATGGATGAGCGTGAGGCCATTGATTATCTGCTGAAAATCAGAGCAGAACGCGCCCAATTTATGTGAGCCGCTGGTGGACTGTTATCAATGTCATAGAAAGATCTATCCCCATAACAAAGGGGATCAAGCTGGTCAGATTGAGTGGCTGGTGGATCAGTTTGGTGTGGGATTGGCTGAAACACTCAGGGCCACACATAGGGAGTGTAACTATTTTAACTCAGAGCACAGATCCAGGATGATGGATTATAATCTTTTTGATCGCTGGCTTCCCTTGTTTGGGTATCGGTTCCACAGTGAGATCTATGATGAACAGCTCTGGGATTTTAAATCATCAGCAGATGAGAAACTCAAAAAACTATTGGAGGCACGCCATGAAAACCATAACCCATGAGGGTCAGGAATATGTCCTAAGGTCTGACATCGAGGCCAGTTTCAAGGACCGAATCAGCAAACTCAGCACCAGAGCCACCCAGGCAGAGGAACAGAGTCAAGCACTCCAGGCAGAGCTTGACAATCAGGCTGGCAAGCTTGGCAGCATTGAGACACTGAGCCAGCAGATAGAGCAATACAAGACACAGCTGGAGCAGGCTAACACCAGATATGATCGCCATTCTGCTATGGCTCAACACGGGTGGACAGATCCAGATCTCAGAGATGCTGTGGAGTGGTCATTTGATCGGGCTATGTCAGGCAGAGCAAAGAAGGACCAGCAGACTCTGAGTGAGTGGCTGGAGGGCATCAAGGCAGATCCAGAACAGGCTCCAGCCATTCTCAGGCCACATCTATCACAGCCAAAAACTGAATCGGATTCAGTTCCAGAGATGGCGACTCAAGCAGAGCCCCAACCACAAGCTGAGAGCCCTGCACTATTGCCACCAAGAGCTCCTCAGATAAACCGAGGAGTCCAGCCACCACCAGCTCAGGCAGGTGACATCATAACCAGAGCCACCCAGGATCTTGACTTCTACCGAGAAAATCGTGATGCAGTCAGAAAGGCCTGGATGAATCGACGATAAGACACTGCTGGAGGCTATTATGGCAGAGACAATCCCAAAACCCTCATTTTTTCCCTACTTCCACAACTTCACAGCAGGGACCACCACCACAGAGGTTGAGCTCCCCAGCAAGACCAGAACCATCACCATCGGATCGGCCAGTGCTGCTCTGTATGTGGCTCTCAATGGGGCCAGTGATGGGGGAGCGGTTCCAAGTGATCGGGCCTTTGTTCCATCAGGTAACTATATCAGCCTAAAGCTTGGACGAAACAAAGAGAAACCCAGATCCATATTTGTGGCAGGTCAATCAGGCTCAGCAGCTGTCTCCATCATTATTGAGGAGGAGTAAATGGCCAGGTTTGCATTTGGGGGATCTTCAGTTCAAACACATCCATTCAGCAACAGCACAGAGGTCACCATCACGCACGGGCTAGGCCACAAGCCTCTGATCTATGTGGTCAGCAGTGATGGTAAAATGTGTTGGGCTGATGTGACCTATACAGCCACCCAGGTTGTGATCAGGTTCCAAAATTCAACCACTGGAACTATCATGGTCCGATAAATTGAAGATGAATTTAACCCCCCAAAATTTGGAGTAACTCATGCGGTTTTTTAACCCTAGTGTCAACTTTGACGGAATCATTGAGATGGAAGGAACCATCTCTTCAGCCAATCACTTGATCACCAAGTCCTGGGCTGAGAGTAACCTGATCGCAGCTATCCACGCAGACTCAAGCAATTATGCAGAGCTAGTCACCGTGGATGGAGAGCAGCAGCTCAAACTCAAGCCGCTGACCATTACTGATGTCTCTGTTGATACCACTCAAACCTCACTCAATAACTGGATCTCTGCTAACTACACCAATGGTAATGAGAAGCAGGAGGGTGATGTCATCATCCTGACCAATACTGGAAGCACTCGCCCCGAGTCATTCATCCACAATGGTGGATCTGCTGGGACTGCTGCTGACTTTACAGCCATCCAGGGCTCAGATGTTCAAGCCTCTGAGGTTCGTGGCTTCTTGTCTGCTGGTACTGGTATCAGCTATAACTCCAGCACTGGTCAAATCTCTGCTCAGGCATCTGGTATCCGTGGATTTTTCTCAGCTGATGCTGGTGGTCTGCTTTCTTATGATGCCACTAATGGGGTCTACAACTTGACCGCTGCCACAGTGCAAAATCAGATCACTGTCTCAGGTGACCTGTTGAGCAAATCAGGCGGTGAGATCAGCCTCTCTGTTGGTGCTGTTCGTGGTGAGTTTTCAGCCTCTGGTCTGCTGTCTTATGATGGCACAAATGGAGTTTTCTCAATCACCAATGATGATGTCCGTGGAGCTCTGTCTGTTGATGCCTTGGGTCTGCTAAGCTACGACTCAGCTACTGGAGAGTTTGATTTGACTGCTACCACAGTACAAAATCAAATCTCTGTTGCTGGTGGACTTCTGAGCAAGTCAGCAGGTGAGATCAGCTTGTCTGTTGGTGCTGTCCGTGGTGAGTTCTCTGCTTCTGGTCTATTGTCCTATGATGGGACCAATGGTGTCTTCAGTGTTACCAATGATGATGTTCGTGGTGCTCTTTCTGTTGATGCTCTTGGCCTTCTTAGCTATGACTCAGAGACTGGTGAGTTTGATCTCACTGCTACCACTGTACAAAATCAGATCAGTGTGGCAGGTGGTCTCCTCAGCAAGTCAGCAGGTGAGATCAGCCTGTCATCAAGCTCAGTCCGATCTCAGATCTCTGCTGCTTCCCCTGGTGGAGATACCAACCTGTTGGCATACAACGCTTCAGTTGGTGAGGCTTCTGTGTTGCTCTCTAGCATCCGCAAAGAGTTCGCCAGCCAGAGCTTGACTGCTAACACATTTGCCACGCTTAACCACGGTCTTGGAAAGCAGTTGGTTCATGTCTCTGCTATGGATTCAAGCGGTAACTTGGTACAGCTTGAGGTTCAGTATCAGGACAGCAACAATGTTAAAGTCAAATCAGCCACTGGTGTGACTCTTGACATTGCTGTGAGCCTCTAATGTTAATAACCTGTCAGTAACTTGGCACTGTGCCAGGTTACTCACAGGCTGTTAATAACTTGTGAACAACTCAACCCTCAGGTCAATGATCTGGGGGTTTTGTTATTTGTTTTTTGCCTGTAGCCACAGCTCATGATCTGGCATTCCTGCATTTGTGGTCTTTCCACCAGTGATGAAGGAATAGACACGAGCACGAGCCCATTGATCTTGAGTAGCACCAGGCCGATGACCTACAGCCCAGGCAGCCTGACCTCGCTCATAAACCTTTCGTATGATTGAGCTTGAGATGTTGGTCACCTTGGCTGTGGCCTTGATAAATCGGTCCTTGACTGGTCCTGATTCTTTGGTGGCTTGATCCAAGATGTCAGACCTCAATCCTGATCGCGTGGCCTTGATTGTGCCTGAGCCTCTCCTGGTGGTTTTTTTGCTGTCACCAGGTAAGGGCTCAAATCTGTCTTTCTGTTTTCCAGCTGTTCTCTTTCTGATCTCAGCTTTGCGCTTTGCTGCTGTGCTTTCACTCAGGCCGCTGGTATATTTTGGGGGGACTTTCTGTGCCATGATTATTTCCTTGGCTTGGGCTTTTTTGGCTTTGGCTTTTTCTTTGACCCTGTATGATATGCCATCTGTAAACTCCTTGACCTATATGCTGTTAACAGGATACCATGTCCTTACATAATCAGTGCTATTTGGTAGGGTCGCGCCCGTAACAGCAGAGAGGCCAGAGCACAGAAAACCAATCCACTGAACTCATATTTTTAGGAGACTCTAATGTCTACAATTACCGCTTTCGGCTTGCAAACTGACATGCGCCTTGCTGAGATGATCAGCCAAGAGGTCAGACTACTTTTGAACGATACTGTCAACCTACGAAACAGCCCCTACATTGACTATGTTGGATCTATCAATGGTCTTGGCTCTGACACCATCCGAGTCCGCCAGATTGGTTATGGTCGTAACCTTTTCAGCCAGTTCTCTGATGGAACTGAGGCCGATGCTATCAGCTCAGCAACTCTGGCAGATGCCAGCTCTGATGTGGCTGTTAAGCGATTGGCTCTCAATTACACAATCTCTGATATGGCTGCTATGACTGGCCTCCCAGGAGCCAATGAGGTTGACCCATTCCGCTTGGCTCAGGCTATGGCTGCATCCTATGAAGCGACTTTCGCTGATATGACTGCTGCTACCTTGTCCAGCTTCTCAAATGCCATCGCTGGTGGTTCTACTTTGGCAGTTGATGATTTCATCAATGCTTATCAGCAACTTCAGCGAGCAGCATCTAACCGAGGAGCTGATGGTCCTTTTGTTGCTCTGCTTCATCCTAAGCAGTTCAATGAGCTCCAGGATAGCATCAATGCTCTGACTGGTGGTGCTTTGGTATTCCAGCCAGCTCTGGGAGCTGACATAATGGGAGCCAAGGGCAAAGGATACAAGGGCCAGTTCTTGGGTGTTGACATCTACACCTCCTCATTCATCACTGATGACGCTGTGAATTTCAAGGCTGCAATGTGGGGACCAGGTGCTCTTGGTTATGCCAATGGTGCTCCTGCTATCCGTGGCAATGAGACCATGAGCATGGGTGAGGTTGTTGTCG